AATTGCAAAAACTCAAATCGGCTGAACGCAAATTGCAAAAACGCAAATCGGCTGAACTCAAATCGGCTGAACTTTTACCTTTTTCTAATTCTTGACTAATATACTCTTTTACCGTTTCTTTAATAGTATTATTTTCTTTTTCATACTCGAATAATACTTTGCCATAAATGGACTTAATTTGTAACTTAATCATATTTCTATTTTTTGTTGATGAGATAATTTAAAGGCGGTAGTTAGCCGCATGTGATGGGTTAAGATTGTAATATAATACTTTGCAATTCAGATATTCTTCTATCATGGTAAGCATCAATCTTAGGAGTAGATTTTCCTTTAAATTCTTCTTTTTCTTTTAAAAATTTATTTAGTTCTTGTTTTGCGCAAACTACATCAAAAGAATCTTTTCCCCAATTTACTACTGTTGTTACATTTACTTGTGTCATATTTTCTAATTTTATACAGCAAATATAAAGTGTTTATTGCTATCAAAATACACAAGTAAAATAATTTAATCTTTTTTTAAGTTTTTTAAGTATTCCTTAACAGTTGCCTCAATGTCAGAAATTATTTTAGCGTGAATATCCTCTGGCACTCTCTTGAATACTACTTTAGTCTTATAAGTTTTCGGCTTATTGCCTCCTAGTTTGTTGCCGATGGGGAATGTGTATTTAGACATAATTAAAGTTTAGTGTAAACGTTAGGAATCGAACCTAATACCTTTGTCTTTTGCTTTTTATCGCTCACCAACACGCTACCATTGCGCCACGTTTACTGGTCGAGTCTTTCCTCGATTGTCACCTATTTTAATTCACGTGTAAAGCTATATTGTTATACTTAGATAAGTTTCAATGATACCTTAATTTAGCGGTAAATAATGGTCAAAAACGCAACTTCTTTTCTTTAAAACCAATCCTCTTTACTATCAACTATGTGAGCCTTTGACATTAGGCGTAAGTCGTAGATAAGGATGGTGGCAATTATTATCGTGGCAAGCATTGTCGTTTATTTTAATTTGTGATTAATCGTGAATGTTTCCTGTGAGTTCATAGTACTGAAGTAAGTCGTTAACATCTATGCAGTTTTCTTCTATAAGTTTACCATCTTTATTAAAATAATTTACTATAAAACTGCAATTTCTATCACTCCATTGTATAGCATAATAATAACCTTCTTCATCTTCGCCATACTTGTCGTTTTCCCAAATACTTACTTCATTATGCTTTTTAATAAATTGGCAAACAGTTTTAGGTATAACCTCCAAAGCACTACCTGTTTCTATCTGTCTTATAAATATTGATCTATCTGCATAATGCAATAAGTCACCATAAAACCATTTATCATAAAATTCGCTTTGTTCTTCATCTTTAATACGCCCTTTAAATAATATCTCTCTCATAGTTACTTAATTAATTTACATGAATCGAAATTTTGCCAACCGAATCCCATAGAAAGATAAACAAGACCATCTGATTTATCAACGTTTGTAACTTCTAATATATGCCCATCATATTCTACTTCATCATAACGTAGTTCATTATCAAAGAAATTTTCACATATAGCCTCAAACTCCTCTTGCGTCATTCGATGCATTTCTTCGGCTATTTCAACTACTGATTTCATCTCTACCATTTCGCTATTATAGACGCTGTTAAGATGTGCGATGTTCTTCTGAATAGTCGCTAATGACTCACTAATGAGTTTACTTTTATCAATATCCATTCCATCGAATAGGCTATAATTGTCCTCGATGCAGCCAATTAAAGCAGCTGTTTCGTGTGCTAATTCTAAGTTTGTTTTTTGCATTTTTTTATTTGTTTAAAGTGTCAATGTCGATAGCTAATCCGTCTTGAATAAGGTTGAAAATGTCATAATGATATTTTAATAAATCTATTATTATATCAAATGGCAAATGATTAATATTGCCTTCACGTTCAAATAAATGATAAACAAAAGCGGGCGTTCTTCCTCCTATATAATTTACATCTTCTTTTAAATCTGATAATGGGCGAAGGATAAGTTTAAATTTTTCATCATCATCTATCCCTATATCTGATTTATAAACTAATAATGAACAAAGTTCATTGTCTTCAATATCTACGGCTTCAATTACCCCATTTCCAGACAATCCATAAAGTAGCATAATTTCTTTATTATAAGAACGTAATAACTTCACCTTATACGGCAAATAAGCCGATACGTGTTCTAGTGTTAATTGTGACATAGTTATTTATTTAATTGTTTAATATGCTTTCTATTAGCTGATTTTTGACTAGATGCAATACATTTATATCCATCATTAAAATAATACCATTTGCAGCCATTAGGTAAAGGTGGTTCAGGTAAATTACCTGTAACATTATTTATGTTTATTTTACTTCTATTACTACCAAACATAGGAATATCACTTTCAAACATTGCGCCCATCGCTAATATAGTAGCTAGCTTATTCATTGTTTTCATAGTTTAAAGTTTATCTAGTTCAGCTAATCTAGCTTCTATTCTAGCGTTAAGAAATTCGTATAACTTTTTGTAAATACGGTAATCAGTACCTTTCAATTTCAAATATGTGTTTAGCGAATTAGCCCCACATATATATCCTTCATCGACCTTTTTAATATCCAAAACCGCTTGCCTATCGTCGGGTAATACATCCTCTATAATGATGCTTAACTTGTGCTTAATTGCTTCTAATTGTCTACTCATATATGTTTATTGTTTGTTTAAAATCCTTTATTAGTAAGGTAATCTGATATTGAGTTTAACATTTCATCACTCATAGCCCAAAACTTAGTACTACCAAACATTGTGATAAATTCTTGATAATATTTACCGTCTTTTTTAAGGCTTAAAAATTTTTCTTCAATTACTTCGCTAAAACTTTTCATATTTTCTAATTTTTTACAAATATAGTCATTTTAAATGACAAGTCACAAAAAAATATTTATTTTTTATTATTTTTGTATTATTCAAATATTACCCTACATTTGCAGTAAATAAAACAAAGAAATATGAACAAGAAAGAAGCGATTAAGAGATCTGATGAATGGTGGTTGAATGAATTAAGCAAAAAGGATAATTACAGCCTTATTAATAAATACAAAATAGATAATCCAAATAACACTATATGGCTATCTATTGATGACACTTTACGCATTTACCTATCCGAACACCCAGAAATCCAAATCACCGAAACGCCTACCCTTTTCGAGAAATGCGAAAACCTATGGCAGAATTTGAATGCAGTGGTATTGTTGGAAGGCAAAGTAGATATGGAGTTTTTGAAACAAGTATTGATAACAAATAAACCGAGTAAAGATGACAAATAAGACAATATTAGTAAGGTTAATTTTAAGCCCTTTTTTGCTTGTATGTTTAATTCTATACACCTTTTACTATTGGGCTAGATTTGTTTTTAATATTGACAAATACGATACTGTGGAAGATATTTATAATATATTGAAAAATAGAAAATTGAGAAAATATGACCCCAACCGAGTTTCTTTCTGACCCCGTTCTAACTTTAGAACACTACGAAAAGAGATTAGAAAATTTGGAGACGTTATTTAAAAAGCCTAAATCTTACGCTCACAAATCGTATTTAAGGAAAAATATATTTCAAACTAAAAAGGTGATAAAAAGTTTAAAACAAAATAGCAATGGAATTTAAAACAAAGTATAAAGAGAATACCCCTGCATGGGTAATGTTTGATAACAAACCATTAGAGTTAAGAATTAGAGAAATACGTATTAGATTTTATCCAGATTCTAATCATATTAAAATGATTACTGAAATATTATACGGGCTTGGTGATGCTTCTAACTGTTATGAGCCTATATCGTTATTGAAAAAAGAAGATGAAATTTTTACTACAAAAAAAAGGTTATTAGATTCACTTTAAAACTAACTAACAATGGCTAACAATAAAGAAATAATATACAAGTTGCAGTTTTGGCTAGATGACAATAAAAATAGAAAAGCCACTATTGAGCAATCATTATTAAATAATTTTAATTATCGGTTCTCGTGGGATTGCGATAAGTTGTTAAGATGCAATCAAATTATAGACACATTAACTAAAATATTGAACGCTGAAAGTGATAAAAAAGAACATTTAACTTTTTTCATTAAGCAAGAAACTGAAAGAATATTTAGTTATGACTGCTCGAATAAAAGCACATCAACGCTTAGCAACTATCAAAAAGAAATAGAAATTGAGACAACAAAAGAATTAATTAGATTATTTAAAGATATTATCAATGATAACAATAACAACAAGTAAGGGTGAAGAATTAACCCCCGAACAAATAGCCTCAATGAGTGAGGTGATAGCGGAGTATATGGATAAAGAAATAATTACATTAGGGTATATGACTAAACATTTTTATACGTCTTTTAAACTGATAATTTATATTAATGAGTTGCCCTCATGGGATTGGCTTCATGAAGTATGTGAGAAGTTTATGGTTCAAAATTTTGTACATACAAATGATAATATAGTTGAAATGAAATGGCATAGAATAGCTATTGAAACAGGCATTATTAACAATGATAAAGAATTGACTTTTAAAAACCTATTCAACGCAATACAATTTATCAATCAATTAAAACAAACAAATGGAAAAGAAAGTATTTAGTGTGAAGGATGGTAACATTATAATAGATGAAGAAAATAATTACATAGGGCTATACAATGAACAAATGAGATGCATAGCTAGTAATTTACCAAAAGAAGAAAACTATGCTTTCGGCAAAAAACTGTATGACTTGCCATTCACCCTCATTCGCAAACAAAAGAGTGATGAAGAATTAGCGGAGGTGTATTACAAATCGTTTGAGGATATAAAAGAGTTGCGTTATAGTTCTTTCCTAGCTGGTCGCAAATCATTCGGCGATAAAGTATATTCAAAAGATGATATGATTTCTTTTGCTAAGTGGTTACAAAAAGAAGATGTAGAAGATAATGCCGAAATTTGGTTTCATTATGCCGATAGTGATATGCTTGAATATTGGCTTAAAGAAGTGTATTCTAAAGCTATCTACCCTCACACGATTGAGGTTGATTTCGATGGTAACAATTATTTATGGAAAACTTTAAATGCGATATATGAATAAAATAGTAATGTTAGAAATTCATAAGTCACAAAAAAAAGACTTAGGGTTATTTAAGTGGAATGATAATTTTTTTAACTTTTTTGGATATTATTATTTTTCTAATAATTGTAATACTCAAACCATTTGCATCATCTACCCCAAAGGACACCGCCCCAATTTACCTTACCCTAAAATGAGAAATAATGATTTTAGAAAAATTAAAAATAGGTCAAAAAATATGGGTAATGGAAGAGTTCCCAAAACAACTTATAATTGAAGAAATTGATTTTGATAAAAAAGAAGTTTGGTGCGATGATGGTTGGAATCATTATCCCGATGATATATATAGTTCTGAATCTAAATGTAAATCTGAAAATTAAATAAACCAATGAGCAACACTAAACAAATAACCCTATCAGACACTTACGGCATTAGTAAGGAGTGGATTGAAAGTAAGAAAAGAACGTGTGAAAGTAATATAAAGAATAGCAGTACTCACATAGTACAGTATAGTCAATATATGCTAGAATTTATCACGCATTTAGAACAACAACTATTCCCTATCGAGCCGATAGTTAGTGAGGCTTTTGAGAAAGGAATTACAGCGGGATATTTTGGAGAATATAAAGATGACTACCTCACCCAACCTATCATAATTAAATTAGAAGATAATGGATAATCAGTATGCAGTTACAGGAACATTTCACGGATCAATAGTCTTTGCTAAATCAGAAGGTGAAGCAAGGCGAATATTTCATAAAAAATGGGATGGCGAGTCGATAATAAACATTAAAATTTCTACATCAATTCAATGGTAAATATAATGGAAAGTAACGAATTAAAATTAGAAGTAAATGAAGCAAAAGAAATATTTAAGCAACAAATAATAGATGCCTATAATAATGGCTTTATCACCTCAACTTCATTAATGGACAAGAAAGCAAAAGGGGAATATTTGACGGCGGAACAATATTACAACGAAAATTACAAACAATAACAACATGGCAATACAACTTCTAACAACAATAACTCCAGATAAAATAATTTACCACGGTGACTTTATTATTACCCTTCACAGTGACGGAACTTTTTCAGTTAAAATCAAATATTAATAATATGAACAAACCATTTTTAAAACAGTTAGCGAAGTTGAGAGATGTAGATTTCGTTACACTTGAACTACATTTACACGTTGCAAGGCAAGTTAGAAACCTTTACAATCGTGAGGGATTACCAATAGAAACACTATGCGAAAAGTTGGATATTGATCCGAATAACTTTAGTAATGTTATCGTAGGTGCTTATCCATTTGACTTAAAGTTTCTAAGCAAGTTACAAGTATTAACCGAAAGTATCTATCGTGAAAAGGCTATAAAACAGGCTAAAAGCGAAGGTATACAATTTGCTGACTATAAATATAGTAAACAATGAAACAGCGCCTTACAGCAATACTGCTAGTGCTATTTAGTAAGCATTATATAGTAGTTGGTGATAATCAATGTATAGTAGATGCTCACCCAGACATAATATACAATACAAAGGTTCACTTAGACGAGTTATATGATGAATACAACTTGCAAGAAGAAGCGGTTCAAGAATTTTATGATGTTTTAAATTTGGGGAAATGAGTATAGAAAAATTTAATATTTGCGAGATAAAAGAAATTTATAAACAATATTCAAGCGAAGAAATATCTTTCAGCAGAATGGTAGAACTTATAAATGAGTTGCATTATAAAAAAATGCTTTTGGATATTGATAAAGTTTTCGAAAAGTATAAAAGTATACCACATAAAGAAGGAGGTTATTGCAAATTATTAAGAAATTTACAAACTGAAGTAAGAAATAAAGTTAAGTTGATGAATAGAAAAGATTAAATTTGCAATAACATGATGCGTCTATTACTTGTGCGCCGTTTGTTTACTTTTCTATATTTTAAAGCGTCACCACTGGGTGACGCTTTTTTTTATGAGTAAAAAGAGTAAATTAAGAGTATTTTAAGAGTAAACCGTTACAAATTGAAACGGGTTGAAGTTCCCCATATTTATAGGAAATTTATAGGGAGTTCAATGATAAAGTTGAATTTTAATATAAATACCATCGTTTTCGCAACGATAAAGTTGTTAATCATTATGTACATTTTACTTGACTACAACTTTGTCAAATCAAAAAAATAATCTTCGTGGCTTACTTGTGCCGAATGTTTATCTATTACTTGTATTGAGTAGCCACTATAAGAACCATTATAATTATGACTACTGTGGAATGACGGCGGCGCAAATGACATATAATTTCTGTAGTCGAATTTATTGCAACGTTTGTAGCCCAATTGGTGCAAGTCGCCTTTATCTACATGAATAAATTTTGAATTGATACCGTGATAATCAATGTAGCTTCTAAAAAATTCTACAATAGCTGGGGTTAAATCTAACGATAAATTCTTAACACGTTGCTTTTCGTCTTTGCCGTGTGTAAGGATAAAACAATGATCACCGTAAAAGAAATGCTCAACAAACTTATTGAGTATTTTAAATCCTATTTGCCCGCTTCCATAAATTCTATCTAGTATCATTTTAATGGTTTCATTCGCTATCCTAGCAAAATCACCGCTATGATTATCGTTTGAGACATTACGACATTCTATATTGTCCGATACATTGGCAGCTATCAGCCTTTCGATTAGGTTTAGTTTGCCCATTACGAAAGTTTTAAAGGCATCTACGTTACTCATATTCTGTGGCAAGTCGTGACCTCCCCTAGTCGTTAACCCGTTCCATCCGTCTAAGCCATCGCCTAAATCATCTATAAATAAAGTGTCAAATTTACCAAACTGATTATATTTAGCCATTACAGAATTATAAACGCTATCTAAGTTCTGAAAGAATATGTCGGCGTTGTATTTGTAGTTGTAAATTCCATATCCGTTCGGGTTTGGGTCTAGTCCAACGTGTGCATCTGATATGGTTACTTTTAAGGCTTTTTGGCATGTTTCTGTAGATATTGTAGGTATTGTTATTCTTGTAGTAAGTCTTTCGGTTATTATAGTCTCTATTTGCTTTAATATATCGCTTTCTTCATTTGGTTCACATTTGACAAATATAGATGCGTCTTTTGTTTTCCACCAATAATGCGAGACTCTTTCAGCGGGTAATCCTGTTACTTCACATTCTTGCTCTAACGCTGCGTGTTTACTTTCCAACTTCGGCTTCTGTCTATAGTTTTCGGGCAATGGTGGCACTTTGCCCTCTTTTCTAAGTGACGAAACTATATTCGATACCGTTGGTCTACTGCTCTTAAACTTATCTGCAATTACTTGTAAATCTTCTGACTGATTAGCTAGATAATACTCCTTTATTAATTCAACTTTCCCTTTACTTTTTTCCTTATCGGTAGACATATTTTAGACATTGTGTTAATAATCTTCAAAGGTTCAAAGCGAATTATAGGAGTAGGCATATTACTTAGTATTATATAGTGTCCATTCTGCTCTACGCCTGCGTTCTAAGCCTTTAACGGGCAAGTGGTTAGAGTATATCCATTTATCAAATTCAAGCTGAATACTAGGGTCGTTTGGATTAATGTTTACTTTCTTTAATAATGTGCTGCTAGATAAGTTGCCTTCGCCTAAATTATAGGCAAATGAAACCAAAGCCCCGAATTGATTATCGTTTACTTTCGATGTAATTAGTTTACTTACTGCTTTAGATTTTAAGTTTACCTCCCACATTAATAATTGAATGGCTCTTTGTTCCGTTATATCTTGGTCACCTACCTTTACTTTTCTTCCATCCTCATAAAGTATACTTCCATATCCGATTGTGTCCACATTTGGCGGATCAATACTGTCATGATAAGCTTTTGCACTGAACCCTTCAAATGACTTAATTAAGTCTATAGTTGCCTTATTTACTGTGTTCATTACCTTTCAAATTAAACATATTACTCAAAAATTCTACTGCATCGCAATCACCTATCATGTTGTAGTTCATTGCTTTTTGCGCTGCTTCATCAATAGTATTAGCTAATACCGTAATAGGATTACCGCCGTTTATTTTAACTGTGTATTCTTGCATTATTTCACAAACAATTTAAAAGCTAAATAAATACAGTCAATAACAAATAACCCAATGAATAAATAAAGCCATTTGTCTTTAGCTTTATTTTCTGCTGATTTGTCGGATAACTGTTGGTCTAGTCCTATTATCTGATTATCTCTTATTTGAATACTATTATTCAGTATATCTAACTTCCTTTGGTCTATACCAAAAATACTATCTGTTTTATGAATTAATTGAACTGTCCGAATATTGCGGACAACTGTATCATATCGCCAATGATGAACGGTATCAATATAAAAGCCTACGTTAGTGATAGTATCGGTATGCAGTAAAGTATCTGTTTTGCTTATAATACTATCCGCTATTTCCTTACAGGGATGTAGTGCCAATACTTCGTTGGTAGCCTCTGGACTATTAATTACTTTTCGGATAGCTTTCGGCATAGTCATGCACGCCGTTAAAAAGCATATCACTAGAAAAATGTGTATTGATAGAGATTTCATAAATGTAAAGTTAAAAGTACCGCAGTTTCAATTTCATCCACTGCGGCAAGTTAATCGCCCTACGGCTTGCACCTAATTAATATGGGTGCTTTGAAAGGAGTATAGGGCAGTTCTTACGGTATGCCTTTTACTACATTTACTTTACAAAATACACCAATCTTCTGCAAGAATATCCAAGTTATTAGGATTCCATGGAAACAATTTGCCATTAACATCACTCATGTAAACATAGTTATGACCCATTTTTGAATGTTCATCTACTACTTGTAATTCCAAAAACATACATTTCCCATTCCACCCTATACGTGCAACTTTTTCACCATGTTTTAATGATTCAATAGCCCCTCCAAAACTTAAATTTTCTGTACTCATAATCCTATTTTTAATTGTTAATAAACTTAAAAAGTCACGGGCAAGTGAGCATCGTTGAGAGGCTTCCCGTGATAATTATTTATTGCGCTACATCATCTTTCGGTACATCAACCTTAGCGGTTTTAGCCACACTGCCTGCTACTAACCCAATTGCTACCATGTAGCCGCCTATTGTAGTTAATACAGGAGGGAAAGCAATAAAAGGTACTGCTGCTGGCAATCCAACTAATACGCCGCCAACTGCACCAATGGCAATAGCTTTTACTATAATGCCCTTGAAGAAGTCGGGTGTAGGTGCTGATAACCTTTGTAGTAATTCTTTCATTTTATTTATTTTTTATCTAATTTCTTTGATGCCTTAATATAATATCTAGTTGTAGCAATAGTACAAATGCAGCCTAAAAGAAAGGCTATTACTTTCATCGAATTATCAATCGTATTCCACGATATAGAGAAGTTGAATATTCCAATTACACCCAAAACAATCCCTTCGAATGTCTCTTTAACATGGTGTATCATTGAATTTTCTTTTAGTGTTATCATTTAATTTCATTCTCGTAGGGGGTTAATTGGATTCGAAAATACTATTTAAAAGTTAATGTTAGTGAAATATCAGGACTATTTTTTAAATAAGTGGCTGCAACCTTAAAAGCGTACTCATTACCGATGTAATACCAATAGTAGTGATTAATGCCTTGAAAGGTAAACCCATACGATTTAACTGCCTTTAATTTAGCGTCTAACAGATTAATTTGAACATTAGCAATACCGTTGATACTATCCGATACATTATTATCGTATAGCGTAGTAATTGATACTCTTGTTATAGTATCTTTATCTAACGTAGAAACTATTGAATTAACCTTACACGCCAATGTGCTGTGTACTGAAGTGTCAATGGTAGGGGTAAAACTTGCGTCAACTACCGGAACTAATTGACCGTAACTAATAGATGCTAACAATAAACTTAATCCTAATAATACTTTTTTCATGTGTTTAATTTTAATATCCTTCAATAATAAGAATGCCTGTTGATGATGTGCCTGTAATTGTTGTTGCCGTTGTGCTTAATGATGTGACTAATGATGTAGCTAATCCATTAGTTGATAATACCGTAGG